CAAGGCGCAGATGCTGGCCAAACGCTACAAGGACTCTGGAGGGGGGTATCGAGATTGAAAGCCCCGCAGAAGAGCCTGAAGAAGTGGACCAAAGAGGAGTGGGGCACCAAGTCTGGTAAGCCCTCGACTCAGGGTGCCAAAGCTACGGGCGAGCGGTACTTGCCTAAAAAAGCCCGCGAGGCGCTGAGCCCCGCGGAATATGCGGCCACAACCCGGGCCAAGCGGGAAGGGACTCGCAAAGGTAAGCAGTTTGTGGCACAACCGAAGAAGATCGCCAAGAAAACGGCGGGACACCGGAAAGGCTAACCCATGGCTGTTGTAACCCCTGATCTGGCAGAATTGTTCGAGGAGGCCTTTGAACGGGCTGGCCTCGAAATGCGCACGGGCTACGACCTAAAGACCATCCGGCGTAGCCTGAACTTGCTGACTTTGGAGTGGCAGAACCGCGGCCTGAACCTCTTCACGATCGAGGCGGGCACGCAGGCGCTAACCGCAGGCACTGCGACATACACCATGCCGACAGATACGATTGATCTGATCGAGCATCAGCTGCGTACAGGTACAGGAACAAATCAGGTTGATACGGCCCTGCAGCGTATCAGCGTTTCGACATATGCTCAGCAGACCAACAAGAACACGCAAGGGCGGCCGACGCAGATCTATGTCGATCGGGGTATCAACAACGTGACCGTCACGGTCTGGCCTGTTCCAGATAGCACTTCACCGTATACGCTGGCCTACTATCGCCTCAAAGGTATTGACGGACTGTCCTCGGGGATTGGCGGTTCGGCGGCTATCCCGCCGCGTTTCGTCCCCGCGCTGGTGGCTGGGCTGGCCTTCAACATCGCGATGAAGAAGCCGGAGGCCGCGGCACGTGCGCAGGCCCTGCAGGCCGAGTATGAGCGTCAATTCGCGCTGGCAGCCTCCGAGGACCAAGAAACAGCCTCGTCGCACTTTACACCGTGGAGTTCCTACCCGTGAGCTACACCGCCGGTAAATATGCCTTCGGGTACTGCGACAAGACCGGGTTTCGCTACCCGCTCAAAGACCTTGTCTGGGAGTACAAAGATGGGCAGCGTACCGGCATGCGCGTCGGAAAAGACGTTGTTGACCCGGATCATCCGCAGAACTTCCTCGGGCGCGTGCGCGTGGTGGACCCACAGTCGCTGCTGGACCCCCGACCCGATACCTCACTGGAGGAGAGCCGCGCATTGTTCGGTTGGAATCCTGTTTGGAACCCCGCTCAGTACATGGTAGGTTCCGTAGGAACTGTTACCGTCAGCACAGGAGACTGACATGGCTAATAACCGCACGCGCACGGCGCAGCGCCGTCAGGCAGAAACCCGGCGCAAAATGGCAACCTCGCCTAAAGGCTTGAGCCGAGAAGAACGGCAGGGGCTTGAGCGGTCGAATGCCGCGTCGCAGGGTGTCGGAAGGTTCCCCGGTACCGCAGCTTCCAAGCGGCCGACACCGCGTCCCAGCACGGCGGCCGAGCGCGCAGCAGCGACGCAGGCCGAGCGAGTTGCTCCTCGCCAGCAAAGCGAGCAGGACGATGTCCTGAAGAACGGCGGTCGCGGCATGAAAGCCGGTGGCAAGGTCAAGAAGATGGTCATGGGCGGCAAATGCCGTGGCATGGGCGCTGCCACTAAGGGCGGCAATTACAGCCGGGGCTGATAGATGAATTATGCTGCGCTCGTACAGGCAATAACCGACTACACGGATAATCTGGAGGCGTCGTTCGTCGCCCAGATCCCTACCTTTGTTCGGCAAGCTGAGGAGCGCATCTATCGCTCGGTTATGATCCCCGAGCTACGCAAGAACGCAACCGCTACGTTAGGCGCGGGAAGCTCGTACTTGTCTAGACCGGCTGACTTTTTGTCTGTGTTTTCGCTTGCGGTCATAGATGCGGACGGGGATTACCACTATTTGCTCGATAAAGACGTGAACTTTATCCGGGAAGCGTACCCTCGGGCCGCAACAGCAGGCTTGCCTATCTTTTATGGGCAGTTTGACGGAGACAGTGCGACTGGGTCTACGGTAGGCAATTTCATTCTTGGACCTACGCCCGACGCGTCGTATACGTTTGAGCTGCACTACTACTTTGATCCCCCCTCGATCGTCGACGAAGGTACTTCGTGGCTTGGGGACAACGCCGAAGCCGCGCTTTTGTATGGGTCTCTTGTCGAGGCGTATACATACATGAAGGGCGACCAAGACATGCTGACGCTGTACGAGACGCGATACAAAGAAGCGCTGGCGCAGTTGGCTGGTGTGGGGGTCCGCAGCATGCGAGATAACTACAGGGGCGGGGAACTGATGCGCCCGCAGGGGGAATAGAATGACAGCCGCATTGAGCATTGATCTACCACCCGGCTTCAAGGTCGACGTTTTGACGACCAACAAGCGCGGGCATTCCCCGGAGGAGCTTGCGGCCCTCTGCGCCGACCGGATTGTGAGCGTGTCGGAGACAGCCCATCCGGCTTTGCGTGAGCAGGCATCTGCGTTCAAAAAATCTATAGAAGGGCTGCTTGCGCAGTATATGCGGCAGGCTATAGCGAGCGACCGCACTACTGTGTACAATACCTTATCGGATGCAGGGCATCCTCAACTGGCCGAGCTAATTAGGAGACTCTGACATGGCTTTCAACGGCAACGCGATGTGCACTTCGTTTAAGCAGGAGCTCCTGCAGGGTGTGCACAACTTCACCGCCTCGACGGGCGACACGTTTAAGTTGGCTCTCTACACCAACTCGGCAACGTTTGACGCAACAACTACTGCGTACACAGCAACCAACGAAGTTACGGGCGACGGCTACTCCGCCGGTGGCGGCACGCTGACCAACGTCACGCCCACGACGTCGAGCACCACCGCGTTCACGGATTTTGCGGACCTTACGTTCTCCACCGCAACCATTACAGCTCGCGGCGCGTTGATCTACAACGACACCGCTGCGGGGGACCCTTCGGTTGTTGTTCTGGATTTTGGCGCGGACAAGACGTCTACTGCTGGCGATTTCACGATCGTGTTCCCAGCGGACAACGCATCAGAAGCCATCATCCGTATCGCGTGAGGTGCTAAAACATGGTGACGCTTGTAAACCGGGCAAAGGTGGCCACGGCCGCCACGGGCACTGGTAGTCCAATCAATCTCGGCGCGGCTGAGAGTGGCTATCAAACCTTTGCCGACGCGGGCGTCACTAACGGGCAGACTGTCCGGTATGTCATTGAGGATGGTGACAACTGGGAGATCGGTACAGGCACCTACACGGCGGGTTCGCCGCCCACGATGTCTCGTACAGTCATCGAGAGTTCCAATGCTGATGCCGCCATTAACCTGACTGGATCGGCTGTTGTCTTTGTGACTGCTGCGGCTGCTGACATCGTTCAGCCGTCTGATCTGGCGACCGTTGCCACCACAGGCGCTTACAGTGACCTCTCGGGCTTGCCCACGATCCCTGCTGCTTACACCGATGCTGACGTTGACACCCATCTGAACACTGGGACTGCTTCTTCTGGCGAGGTGCTGTCTTGGACTGGAACTGATTACGATTGGATTGCAGCAGGCGGCGGAACTGCCCTTGAGTTGTATGCTGAGAACCCTGTTACTCCTGTTGCGCCTTCTGCTACTGGCGACAATGCTGTGGCTATTGGTAGTGGGGCAGAGGCTTCAGCGACAGACGGTATTGCGATTGGCAAAGATAGCGATGCCACTGGTACATTTCGCAGTATTGGCATCGGGCGGCTTGCTCAAGCGACAGGCACAAGCAGTATTGCGCTTGGATACAGCACATCTTCTGCATCTACGGAGGGTAATGCCCTTGGAAACAGGGCGCAGGTTGCAGTTGGGTCAAATGCAACTGCTATCGCTAAATCCTACGCCTCAGGCGCAGACTCCTTCGCAGCAGCTATTGGCAACAATGCCTCAAGCTTTGGTGCTACTGGGACAGGCAGCATTGCCATTGGGCGGAGTTCCAAGGCAACAGGTCAGGATAGTGTAGCCATAGGCGCTTCTAGCCTTTCATCTGGCCTTGAGTCAATCGTGCTTGGGGATGGTGACGCATCTGGAAACTGGTCTATCGCCATCGGGGACGGGACATTTGCGTCAAACACCGCCGCAGTGGCTATTGGGCAGGGGTGTCAATCAGACGCATTGCGTAGCTTCGCACTTGGCTTCCGCACTGACGTAAACGGAATTACTGGCAAGTATGCGTGGTCAGGGGCAAGCATTTCTGGGAGCAACGATGGCTCCTCCCAAGAAGGACGAATGGTCCTAACCATTGCCACAACAGGTGCCACACCAACAACGCTGACAACTTTTCTGACAACGCCATCGGCCACCAACCAAGTCATCCTACCCAACAACAGCGCCTATGCCTTCCACGGCACCATCGTAGCACGTCAGCAAGCCTCGCAAGGCACTGCATGTGCAGCATGGAAGATCGAAGGTCTGATCCGCAGGGAAGGTTCCGCAGGCACGACTGTGCTAGTCAACAGCGCCACGACTGTCTTGGACAACACACCCGCTTGGGGCATGGCTCTCAGCGCAGACACGACCAACGGTGGCTTGAAGATCGAAGTCACAGGCGCAGCCGCTACAAACATTCGGTGGGTCGCCACCATCCACACGAGCGAGGTTACATACTGATGGCTATTCAACTCGACCTGACCAACAGCCAGTATGGCACCCCGTTTGCTGGTGCTTACTTCCGCATCGTGACTGCGGCTGTCTCCCGTATGCGTGAGGGTGGCCCCAAGTTCACCGTGATGATTGATGTCGCTGGCTATGCCACAGCTACGCCCACTGACGACACCCGCGAAGTGGACTTCCGCCGCTACCATGCCGATCTGGCCGAGGTTGAGGCACAGGCTGGGGGCAACTTCCTCGACAAGTGCTACGCTTGGGCGATGACGCAGGAAGACATGGCAGGGAGCATCGCGGTCTAATGGCAA